CATATCCTTGTATCCCTGTCTTACCGGTTCCGGATGGATTCCGGCATCTTCCAAAACAATGGATGTTTGTGTCGCGTTCCACGGATCAAACCCTATTTCCTGAATGTCATAATCATCTTTCTGCCTGATGATTTCTTTTTCGATAAACTTGTAGTCTATGACATTTCCATTCGTTGTTTTTATAAATCCGTTCTTTTCCCATTTGTCATAAGGTACACCGTCTTTTTCAACTCGCTCCCACATGTTGTCTTCCGGAATCCAGAACGTCGGGAGTATGTCCCATGTCGGATTGTTGTCGTCCAGAGGAAACAATAATACAAATGCCGTTATGTCTAACTTGCTTGATAGGTCCAGCCCTCCGTAACACTTTCTGCCCCTGAGTCTATCCGGTATAATCAATCCTGCGTTTTTGTTCCATACTTCAAGCGGCAACCACCGGGAAGTTTTAACCTTAACCCAGATGTTTAGCCGCAGTTGTTGAAAATTGGTTTCGTCTGAGTCATTTCCTTTTGCGCTGTCGTAACTCTCCTTTACGGCATCCTTTCGGATTGTTTTCCCATCCGAAGGATTCACCATGCTCCATATCTTTTTGTCCGTCCAGGCTTTCTTCGGGTCTTCGCCCTTCCATTTTTCATAGCCCCAACCCGTCCATATCCTTTGATTGTCCGGGTCATATCCGAATATCACGGGATAAAATGTCTTGTCTACTCGCTTACCGAGCAGTATGTCTTCTGCCTTTTGGTGTACTTCCCATCCAATGGATGTTCTTTCCGGGTCCCTGCCCGCTGTAGTTATAATGAAATATAGTGGCTGCAGTCTTGCATCACCCGATCCAAAAGTCATAACATCGTAAAGATTTCGGTTCGGCTGAGCATGTAATTCATCAAATAAACATGCAGAAACATTCAATCCATGTTTCGTATAACTTTCTGCTGATAAAACTTGGTAAAAACTTCTTGTCGGTTTATATACCAATCGCTTTCGAGACAATACAGGGGTTACAAGGGTTCGTAATTCGCTGTCTTGATCTACCATTTCCACAGCTACATCAAATGCAAGACTCGCCTGCCCTTTATCCGCTGCACACCCGTACACTTCTGCCGCCCATTCATCGTCTGCACAAAGTTGTTTCAATCCCAAGGCGCTCATCAATTCCGTTTTACCGTTCTTCTTGGGGATTTCTACGTAAACGATTCTGTATTGCCTTGTTCCATCGGTTTTCAAAGTTCCGTAAACATCGGTTATTATTTTTTCTTCCCATGTCAATAATTCAAATAGGCATCCATGCCAAGGGTCTTTTACATGTTTTAGGCTTGTCACAAAGGCTATCGCTCTCTGTGCTTCCGCCTTTCCTGCTTTTGTCAAGCTATCACCTGCTTAACGTCCGGCTAAGTTTGCTTGCCCGTTCAGGTGATTTTGGTGCTATAAGTCCCGCTCTATCGGAAGGAGTCATTCCAAATTTGCTTAAGGCATCGCGCATTTCTTTTTGATATCTCAAAGACATCGAAACTTGCGGAAGCTGCTGCATATATCCCGTTGGGGTTTTAAACATAGCCCCGTTAAAATTCCCTTCCTTGTCGTGACTCAATTTAGCAAGGAACGTTTCGCATTCAACCCAGTGGGCATAGCTTACGCAATAATCTGCCAGCGCCGATCCGTCTATTTCTGTAAGGAGTCCCAACGCCTCAAGCTTAGGAGCAATGCGTTCCCATTCTTTTTTTGCCTCTCCCTTGATGAATGATGGCATATCAGGCATAAGAGGCTTCGGTTTAACCTCATCTTTCGGAATATCCCTCTTCCCAGGGTTCCCCCGCAAAACTTTTAGAGTTGTAGGTATGGGTGGCCGACCGCGCTTCATATGCCTCACCTCGTTTTTGGGCAAATAAAAAAGCCGCTGAGTTTTCTCAACGGCTTTCTTGTGATTAATATTTCATTATCTACATAATATCATGAGCATTTTGGAAAAGTACGTAATCTTTTTGGAAAAGATTTTTGGGCAAATAAAAAAAGCCGCTGAGTTTTCTCAACGGCTTTCTGCTATTTTAAGATGTTTTTTCAGGTCATCCTTAATATAATATTTCTTGCCCAGCCTTTCAAGTCTGTTCACTATCTCATAAGCAAACCTATCCCAATCGATTTCTACATCAGGAGTGAACCGGCTTACCTTGCCCACCTTATATAAGTCTACTAATTCATGTGTCGCATCCAGAAGTTTGTAAACCTCTTGGTCGTTAAGTACCGGCTCGAAGCTTACCCATGTTTCTATTCCGAGAGCGTGGGCCTTGCGGATTGTCTCTATCCTATCTTTGGGAAGTGCGGCATGCGGTTCGTAGTATAGGCTTTTTGCCGGGTCCATGAAGGTAAGAGTTGTTGCGAAAGCATCCCCGGGTTTGTAAAGATCGAAGTCCCTCTCTGCTCTATGACCTCCCTTTGTCAGAATCTGAAATGGGATGTCGTAAAGTTTGAATAATCCAAGCGCCTTTCTTGTGAGTTGCAACTCGTCATCCAATGGCTGGTATGGATCACATACGAAACAGAGCAGAACCGGATCTTTTGTCCCGGCCAGTTGTTTACAGTCCGACTGAAGCTTTTCTATTATCACGTCGCGCCCCTTCGGATTTTCGTAGAAGTTTTGTCTGTCTACCTGTAAACAATTAGGGGCAAAGCAATAGAGGCAACCATGTTCACAGCCGGAAAAAAGATTTGCAGCGAGCGGAGAATATTCCCTTGCTCTTCCTGCAGGAGTATATATTACTTTCAACTTAGCCATTTAAAGACCTCCACTCCTTTTCTATTAGTAACTTTAATGTTGCTGTATTCATCCCGTTTTCTTTCCCAAAATAGTGTTTTGCTATTTCGTTAAGCTTTTTTATTTCCTCTTTACTTAAGCGGAATGTCCGCCTATTTTCGGCCTTACCTTCTACCATGTCATCCCTCCTTCATAGCGTTCAACCATGTTATTCTCCTTTCTGCCCGGATACCGCCGGGCCCGGCGTTTGTTTTTATCCGCACTCATATTGTGCTGTACCTGCATTTATTAAAAGCAATTCGGTTTTCCAGAAGTCAATATCAACCCTATCGATAAACCTGCCTTGCTTTCGCGCCTTATCCTGCAAAACGCGCCATAACACATTTTCAGCCTCTCTTTCAGAATTTGCTAAAACACAACGAGACCGAATATTACTTACAAACAATCCTTCATCAACAGAAAATTTCATGCAATAAACATTCACAGCTTTCCCCTCCCTCATAATAGGTTGAGCGGCCCGGATTGCTCCGGGGTGACGGCGTTCGCGTCACTGGCTTAGCCCTATCCAACGAATTTCTTCCAGTTTTCAATCTGCCCTTCCGAGGGGCAGGGAAACGGCGGAAGGGTGTAAACAGGTGTAACCTGACCTCCCAACTCATGCCGCATATCATCGATTATTGCCCGCATCATGTCGGGGTGCAGATGTATAACGGGTGCACGCTGCATACTCGCAAATTCCCCGTGGCCTTCCTCGAGAATACAAATCTCAAGGTTGGGAACCTGGACACAGGATATATATACAACGCTGTTATGTGGTTGCCTTTGCCCGTATTCCGCAACCCAGGTAAGTCCAAAATAATTACACTGTGGGCTATAGTACGTAAATCCTTTTGCCGTATCTTTGCTGGGATAAGATGTGAGAGTGGTTTTTTGCCAAAATCCCAGCGGACTTTTTTCTTTGTCGTAGTCGGCGACAAAGATATTGTTATCAAAAATGCTTACATGAGGCTCTAACAACCCCATGTTACTGCCGATAAAATCAGTACGAAAATGCGGGTACGAAGTGTCGACGTTTCCGTCAAGGATGGATTGGATTTGGTTTATCCAATCCGCATACAGTTCTTTAAATGTATTCATTCAAATTCTCCTTTCTTATTTCTTAATAGGTTGAGCGGCTCCGGTTACCCGGAGTCTGCGGCATTCTCGCAGATGGCCTTGCCCTATTAATCAATATTTGCAATGTCGCCGTATTCGTCAAATGCAACGTCTACATGTTTGTTATACTTTGTGTTGGTTATGAGGTAGCGCCTTGTGTTCGGATGCCACGGTACCTCGGTAAGCTCAAGGATAACAAAAAATGTACTTGCGTAACCATCGAGTTTCATCCCGACGTTTTCAGCCAAAGAAGAGTTGCTTACTCCAAACTCTACTAGTTTTTTAATTTCTGCATCTGTCAAATTAAGATCCTCGTTTTCCCTTGCCTCCTCAACGGCAATAGTGCCTCTATCACCCATTGTGCGCTTGCAAAGCTTTTCGGCGGCAGTGTGCGCCGCCTCATATGTGTCATACCATTTTGTTGTTTTGGTTTCCAAAGCTTTTAAATCGTCTTTAACGAGACCCCTATAAACCGTACCCATTGTAAATCCTCCTCATACCCGGACCCCTTTGTGTCCTGCGGCAGTATAAAAATGGTTAAACCCCATTGACAGGTCAAATGCCAAGTTGTAAAATAAAAATTGTCCTGGCGGATGAAAATCCGTTACAGTGTTGGATTTAAATATAATTATGTGCTATGGGGGAAGGAGACCGATTAACTCGGCCTCTTTTTCGTTCCCGACCATATTGACAGATTAAGACTTAAGATGTAAACTAATGGTGTCGTTAATCGCCCTC